CGAGCCTTTTTGTTAGCAAGATTAAAAACAAGAAGGCTGATAAATATCTGGCTAGTGTACAATCCGGCAATTCCCTTCCTCTTGTTGAGTGGTCTGTTTATAATCAATTGAGAGATCAAGGTTTCGATCTTGATTCAGACCGTGATAATAAAAGTGTTTGGGATCCCCAGGATTTGTTTCTTGGGTTAGAAAAGTACACTAGGAAACTCCCTCCATTTCCAAAGGATGATAAGATTCTTCGTGATGCGATGAACATTACGTTGAACACATTCGGAGGTGATGGCTCCTTAGTCCCCTTAAGGGACCCTTTCATGTTGTATGAATCTATACAACCTGATAAGAGTTCAGGATTTCCTGAATTCTCTAAGAAGGGCGAGGTCTTTGACAAAGATCTTCGTCGCATGGGGAGATTCTTCAGGTCACGTAACAGCATGAGTTATCCGTGTGTCGCGTATCATCGTGTTCAACATGGTGATTCGGGACCCAAGGTTAGGTTAGTTTGGGGATATCCTCAATCTGTGACCTTAGCTGAGGCCACGTATGCCAGACCTTTGATCGACAAGTTTTTGTCGATACGTACGCCCATGGCGTTTGGTTTTAGGAAGGTGGATCTCTCATGCCGGCGTACGCATATTGAGAATAGCAATGTACACTATGGGCTTGACATGTCCAAGTTCGATTCATCTGTCCCAGCTTGGATGATAGGGTTTGCCTTCGATGTCTTGAAGACATGGTTTAACCCAGAATTCTTCAGTTGGGAGGAGTATAATAAGATAAAAGAGTATTTTATTCATACTCCTATCCTTATGCCAGATGGTTGCGTTTACCAGAAGCATGTTGGTGTTCCGAGCGGTAGCTATTTTACTCAGCTCATTGATAGTATTTGTAACTATCTGATCATCCAGTATGTTTCACTACAAGTGTTCAAACGTCCCATCGAGAAGAGTTATATCCTTGTGCTAGGTGATGACTCAGTGTTTGGTTCCTCGGACTATGTTCCGCTTGAGCTTATCGCATTGCATTTGCGTAAGCTAGGTTTCATTCTTAATCTCGAGAAGTCGGTTGTAGGATCGTGGTCTAAGCCTATCCATTTCCTTGGTCACTCGTGGAAGAATGGCCTTCCCGATCGTGATTTGGATGACTTGATTAAGCGATTGGTATTCCCTGAACGGATATCAGGAATAGAGGATCCGCTGATTAGGCGCAACACTAAG